GGGGAGAGGGCGTGTCAGATTTTTTGGTCACCCCCTGGGTCACCAGTTGATTATTTTTCCTCCGGGCCAGTCGAGCCCCACCCCTTTTTCGGTGTCAGTGGTTTGGCCGTGCTTGGCGTACCACTCTGGCCCGTGTTTGACCCATGTGCCTTTGCCTTTACCGTTTAGCGTGCGGTTGCATTTGCGGTGTATGAGGCGTTTGGGTGGCTGGGTTTTGTCCCTGTCTACGTGGTCCGCTTCGAGTGCAGCTCCGTCGAAGTTTTTGGCCGGGTCGCGGAACATTGGTTTGCCGCAGTATTCGCATTCGGTGCCGTCGACGAGGTTGAATAGTAGGGTTTTGCGGGTTTTTTGGTGTTGTTTGTATCCGTATCCGCGTTGTGTGGTGGTTTTGGTGATACTCACGTTCACCTCCGGTTTCTTTGTGCCTTGTTCTGGTCGTGAGCCAGCGGCCTGCGCCTCAGGTTGTTGCTCAGAGTTCTCAATGCTTGATTGATGGCTTCAGGGGTGAGGTGGCTACAAGGCTTGGTGTCTTGCCCCGGTCGCGAACCGGTGGCCTGCATCTCAGGTGGTCAGTTCTGCAAAAAGTGTCCGCATTAGTGGGTTAGTGAGTCAGGCGACAAGACTTGGTTAAAACGACAAAAGCCCGCTCTCAGGCGGGCTCTTACTACAGCGCAATCATATCATTTTATTTAGACTACTTGTCAAGTGGTGGCAAATACTTACCAAGGAGGTGACGTTTCACTCGCGCTGACTTCAGCAGTGCTTGGCCGTGTTCCGGTGGGTGTGTCCATCGGTTGATGGTTCGGGCTTGGTCCTCGAGTTCCTGCGCTAGGTCTGCTGACCAGTCCAGCTCTGATAGTGGCTGGGCGTGCCAGGCGATGAGTCGGCATAGTCGTGGTGCGGTGAAGTCTGCCTCGTTGATGCGGATTCCGATGCCGTCGGTGCCGAACGCATTGAGTGCCAGCTCTCGCAGGTTCTGCTCCATGGTGACGTATCGGTTGAGCCATAGCCAGTTGCCGGGCGACTTGGGGCCAAGACCCTTGACTGAGTTCCTGGTCTTGACCTCGGGCGGGTTGGGGGTTGTGTCTTTGAGCGCGTGTAGCTCGGTGTAGTGACCGGCGAGTTCGCGGGCTAGGTCTCTCAGTTGGAACTCGTCTACTTGTTTCATGCTGCCTCCTCGAGTTGGGCTTTGACTGCTGTGATGAGTGCTTGCTGTGTGGTGTCTTTGCGGGTAAGCGCCTGGTGGACTGTTTGGTCGATGGAGTCGGCGGTGTCGATGTGGATGATGCTGACGGGTTCGGTTTGGCCTTGCCGGTGTAGTCGGGCGTTGGCTTGCTCGTAGAGCTCCAAGCTCCAAGGCGTGGTGAACCACACCATGATGTGCCCGCCGGCTTGGAGGTTGAGTCCGTGGCCCGCGCTGGCGGGGTGGATGAGTGCGACTGGAATGTCGCCGTTGTTCCAGTCGTGGAAGTCCTGCTGGGTGTCGAGTACGCGCGCGCCGGGGATAGCGTCAAGGATTCGGTAGCGTTCGTGCTTGAACCAGTAGCAGACCAGCACGGTGTTGCCGGCGGCTTGGTCAACAAGTTCGGCAAGCGCCTGGATTTTCTCGTTGTGGATGGTGATGTATTTGTCGCCGGTTTCGTTGTAGATGGCGCCGCCGGCGAGCTGCTGCAGCTTCAGTGACAGGGTGGCGGCGTTGGCGGCGTCGATGGTGTCATCGTCGAGGTCCAGGACGAGGTCACGCTTAAGGGTGTCGATGTGCTTGCGCGCCTTGGGCGGGAGTTGGACGGTGATGTGCTGGTGGGTGGCCTCTGGGAGTTGGAGGTAGTCGGTGGTGCGCATACTGACGGTGATGTCGGCGATGTTGTCGTAGATGGCTTGGTCTGCGCCGGGCCGGAGGTTCCAGTTGTAAACGACGGTGCCGTTGCGCCGGCCGGGTGTGAAGTACTGGTCTCGGTAGTGGGTGATGTACTTGCCGAGTCGTTGGCCGTTGTCGATGAGGCGGAACGGCGCCCAGATATCCAGCAGGGAGTTGGGGGCGGGTGTGCCGGTGAGGCCGACGATGCGGTTAATTTTCGGTCGGACTTTCTTGAGTTCTTTGAAGCGTTTGGCTTGCGGGTTCTTGAAGGATGAGAGTTCGTCGATGATGACCATGTCGTAGGGCCAGTGGTTGCCGTGGTGCTTCACCAGCCAGGGGATGTTCTCGCGTCCGATGGTGTAGATGTCCGCTCGGCGGTTGGCGGCAGCTTCGCGTTGCTGTGCGGTTCCGGTGATGGGGCTGACGGTGAGGCCGGCTAGGTGGTCCCATTTGTGGATTTCTGCGGGCCAGGTGTCGCGGGCGACGCGGATGGGTGCGATGACGAGAACCTTTTGGGTTTCGAAGCGGTTGCGGATGAGGTCGTTGATGGCGGTGAGGGTGGAGATTGTCTTGCCCATACCCATGCCCAGAAATATTGCTGACTCTGGGTGGTCGATGATGAATTGGGTGGTGTGGGCTTGGTAGTCATGCGGCTTGAATTTCATGGATGAGTTCCTGGATTTGGTTGGGGTGGTCGATGACACGGACCGTGCAGCCAAGCTGGGTGAGTCGTTCCATTTGGCGGATTTGGAGTGGGCGGGGTTTCTTGCCGGGGGCTTTGACTTCGATGAAGCAGACCTTGCCTTGGGGGAGGATTACGAGTCGGTCGGGCATGCCGGCGTTTGCGGGGCTGGTGAGTTTTGGTGCGATTCCGCCGGCCTTGCGGACCTGGTGGACGAGGGCTTTTTCGACTTCGCGTTCGAGCATTGGGTTTCTGTCCAATCATGGTGGGTGGAACAAAGTCGGGGGTTTTCCTATTTAGGTGTCTGATTTAGGCAGTGTGTCCGTAGTTTTGTACATAACACCCCTCTAATTTCCTACAGACTCTTTAATAAGAAACTTTGTCCCGTTTGTCCTTATGGTGATGTTTGAGCCGCTAGTACATGGTTTTCGGTCGGGACAATGTACGGGACAATGCCTTTAGGATTTGTCCTTTGTCCCCATCGGGACAAAGCCTGGGGTTATGTTGTCCCGGGGCATTGTCCCGACCTACATTGCTAGAACATCTGACCGGAATTGGATTTTGCGGAACACCCTTTGACGGCCATAGATGGGTAGCTGCTTCCGCTCTCCGCTGTCTTCCCACCCGTCAATCTGCCGCATGATTGCAGTGATCTCGTGGGAGTCAATCTTGCGCATGTCCTCTGGATTACGCCCGAAGCACTCGGACCAGATTTCGATTTTCGAGACGGTGTTGCGCTGGATGGTGCGGTCCCACATGCCTGCCTCGCGGTATTGGTCTGGGAGTGTTTCGCCGTCGAGCCAGATGCGGCGCATGCCGAGTGGGAGGGCGTCCCAGTTTCCGGGCAAGGCTTTGTCGAGGTATTCGGCGACGATTCCGACGCGGTCGTCGGCTTCTACACTTTCGGCTTGGATGTGTTCGGCGGCCTGGAGTAGGTCGCCGGTGAGGTAGAGCTTTTCTCCTTGGTGGTCGCGCGCGCGTGCTTCTGCCCAGAGTTGGTCGATGGTTTGTTGGGTAAGCGTGTGTGGTTTTCCGAGCCAGCCTTGGCCGGTGACGTGGACGGGCCACCAGCGGCGGTTGCCTGTGGTGTCGCGTAGGAAGCCTTCGTCGGCGTTGGTGGAGCCGACGATGATTCCTTGGCGTGGGAAGCTTTGTACGTTGCGGCCATAAGCCGGCCGGTACTTGTCCTCCGTCCTTGAGATGAAGCCTTTGACTGGTTCGGCTTCTGCTTTGCGCATGCCGGCGAGTTCGGAGAGTTCGACGATGAGGTTGCCGGCGAGTTTTTCGGCGGCTGTTTTGTCTTTCATGTCGGTGATGGTCAGCGAGTCGGAGAACCAGGGGTCGGCCATGCGGTTGAAGATTGTGGATTTGCCGGCGCCTTGGGGGCCTACGAGGGTGAGGACTTGGTCGAATTTGCAGCCGGGGTTGAAGGTGCGGCGGTGTGCTGCGACGAAGGTTTTGCGGGTGACGGCACGTACGTAGTCGGTGTTGTCGGCGCCGAGGGTGTCGATGAGGAGTGTGTCGAGTCGTTCGATTCCGTCCCATGGTGGGAGGTGGTTGAAGTAGTCGCGGACGGGGTGGAAGGCGCGTGCGGATGCGGTTGCGAGTAGTGCGTCGTTCATTTTGGTGGGTGCGTAGAGTCCGCCGTAGGTGCGGGCGATGTGGGCTTTGAGTTGGGCTTCGTCGTTGTCGGTCCAGCCGGGGTTGATTTGTTCCCATGGGAGGGCTTGGGGGTCTTGGACTTCGAGGTGGTTGGCGTGGGCGTTCCAGGCGATGTGGTTGATGTGTGGGTCGTGGGTGAGGATGAGTTCGAAGTTTCCGATGGTGTCTTTGAAGGTTCCGTCTTTTTTGGTTTCGAGTTGGGTGAGCCAGGCGGTGGGGTCATGGGTGTCCGTCTCCCCTGCTGTGGTGGTTCCCTCCCCTGCCTCGGATGTTGTTGCGTCGTCCTCTTCGCCGCGCGCGTCCTGGTCCTCGGTGATGGGTTGGAAGACGTCGTTAATCTTTGCCGCGGTGGCTTTAGCGTTTTCTGCGCGCGTAGCGGAATCCTCGTTGATGAAGTCCATCATGGCGAGGTAGCTGGGTTTCTTGTTGGCTGGTGTGCCGGCCGCGGTGTCTGTGTCTAGGTCGCCGTATTTGTGGATGCGGACGAGGTCGAAGGCTGCGTGGGAGTGTCCGTCGGCGGCGGGGTCGGTGGCGTGCTGGCTGTAGGCGTAGTGGCCTTGGTTGTAGACGATGAGGCCGTTGCTGGAAGAACCGCCGGTGTAGGTGTAGCGGTTGTTGGTGGTGCCAGGCTTGTAGACGTCCGGGAGGAAAGTTTTGATGGCGCGCGGGATTGGGTAGGCGCGGTTGAAGGCGCCGAGCATGCCGGGTTTGTCGCGCGGGTCGTCGAGCTTGCCGGTGGCTTGGAATGCTTTGGCTTGTTCGGGTGTGATGCCGGGCCAGGTGGTGACGTCTTGCCAGGTGTCGTAGCGGTCGAGGTAGTCGTCGGGGTTGAGGATGTCTTTTTGGGTGCTGACGTGGACGTGGTAGTCGCCGTCGGTGAGGGTGGCGGGCCAGTAGAAGAATCGTTCTGGTTCGAAGGTGGTGGGGTCGAACCATGCGAGTCCGGGGTTGATGTCTTGGGCGACTCTGCGGGCGACGGCGCCGTATTCGTCGGCGGTGACGTCGCGGTGGAGCCATACCCAGATGCGCCAGCGTTGTTCGGTGGTGAGGTGGCTGAGTGTGGTGTGGGCGAGCCAGGCGTAGGGGACGGTGTTGGCCAGGGCGGCGGGAAGGTCTACGCCTGCTGGGATGTTGTCGAGGTCGAGGGTGATGAGGCTGCGGGTGAGGATGTGACCTTTGCGGCGGCGTCCGTGTTTGAGGTGTCCGCCGACGAAGCCTCCTACGTCTTTGTGCTTGTCGCGCTCGGCCTTGGTCATCTTCTTGTATTCGTCTTTGGTGCAGTTGACGATGATGGGCTCATACGCGCGTGCGGTGAGGTCTTGGAGGGTGGCGAGTTCGTTGGTCCAGTGGGAGGAGGTGCGGGTGGTTGCGGTGGCGATTTTGAGCTCGCGGTTTTTCATTAGTGGTTTCTCCTCCGTGGTTGGGTGGTTTTGGGTATTAAAAATGGCCCCGCTGTGTGTGCGGGGCCTGGTGGTGTGTGGGCTAGTGGGCGTAGGGGTGGATGGCCGTCTTTATCTTGTATCCGAGTTCGCTTAGTGCTTTTGCGAGTGCGTCAGGGTCGCTGGTGCGCCTGTAGTCCTCGGGCCGTTCTGTGTGTGCCATTCGGTTGGCGTAGCGCAGGGCCATGCCCCATTCGGGGAAGCGGCGGCCTTGGGGCCTTTCCCACCAGTTTTCGTGGGCGGGTACGGCTATCCACCGCAGCCACCTATCCTCATGGTCTTTGTAGACCCGCCATCGTCTCATGCTTCCTCCCATTCCCCTATCCACCGGCGGCGCGTGGGATTCTCCTTGCCGCAGAGGTAGACGGTTGTTACTCCCTTGCTTAGATGTTCGGCTTCCTCCCATTTCCCTGCTGGAGGTTGACCGTCTGCCTGCCAGGCTCTGGGCAGGTCGGGGCGTGGGGTGCAGTCGTCTAGGCGGCAGTAGTTGTCGCCGTAGCGTGGGTCGAAGATACGAGCGCCGTGCTTGATTTCTCCGGTGCTTTCGAACTCGCCCATGTAGATTACGGGGTGCGGTTTGTGCGGCACGTTTACCCATGTGCCCACGTGATTGGCGAGTTCTAGGGGCGTAAGGTCTGCGAGGGTGGTCATGCTTGTTCCTTGAGTTGGTTGTAGATGGGTGTGGCCTCCGGTGTGTGGTGGGTGTCGCCGTCTAGTTGGATGTGGCTGGCGTAGACGGTGAGGTGGACGAGGTGGAGGTCGGGCGCGAGTGTTTCTACGGTTGGGGCTTCGTCACTGTGTAGGAGTGGGATGCCGTCGAGGGTGATGCTGCGCGGTGAGATGTTGATTTTGTGCGGTCTCATGCTTCCTCCGAGTAATCGGCTGCTGCGAGTAGGGCGGCTGCGAGTTGGCGTGCTTCTTTCGGGGTGATTGGTTCTGCTGGTTCTCCGTGGTAGGAAACGGTGATTTCGCCCGGTCTTTCTTTCTCGATGCTGTACCCGTTATTGACTTCCCAGACGGGGCCGCCTGCGTACTCAAAGTAAGGCTGGGGTGCGTCTGGTGCGAGTAGGTTAAGTTCGTTTAGCAGTGTGGCGATCTGTTCTGGGGTGTAGCCGCGTGCGGCCGCAAATTTGATTGCTTTTGCCGCCTGGTCTTGCTTACTCATCGTGGTCTCCTTGGATTTTTGCGACGGTGGTTTTTATGGCATCGGCTACTCGCTTTTGGACTACTACATCGTCGCTATTTTCGGCGGCGAGTAGTGCTTCTTCTACGAGGTATACGAGCGCGTCGCGAAGTTTGATTACTTCCTGTGCGAGCTCCGGTGCCAAAGCGGCGAGGTAGAGCTCAGCGTCTGAGCATGAAGAACCTTCTCCGTTAGGCGTCGGGTTAATGCACATATTCCAAGTTTCAGCGTCGACTATGCACCGCTCGTCCTCTTGCTGTCCGGGGTCGTATTCCCACGGGCCTAATGTGGCTTGGCTGAGTAGGTGCTTGAGGTGGTCGGTGAGGAGGTTATTCATTGGCTTCTCCTAGGACGATTTCTTTTAGGTAGCCTGCGATGATTGCGGGTGACTGGGATTCGCCGGTGGCTGCTTTGACCTCCATTGCGGTGATTAGTCCCTTAATCTCGCCGCGTAGGCGGATTAGTTCCTGTGCGAGTTCTGGGGCGGTGGCTGCGAGCGCGAGGTTCCGAAGTTCCTGCTCGTCGTTGATCTCCAATCCGGTGCCCAGCACTGTTTTCCCGTCGGCGGTTTGTATCCACCCGTTGAGCATTTCGACCAGATCGCCCATGATGTATCCGTCCTCCAGCTTGTACTCCCACGGCCCGGGTGTGGCCTGCTCGAGTAGGCATTTCAGGTGCATGGTGGTGAGGTCAGGCATCGTGTTCTCCTAGGATTTGGTTGATGGTGGTGTCTAGGGCATCAAATACCCGCTGTGCAGCTGGCCCGGTTGCGTGGATTTTTGCGGCGTATCGCGCTTCTTCTTGGAGGTCTGTTAGCTCTTTCCGCATACGTAGAACTTCTTGTGCGAGGTCTAACCAGCTGTACCTGGTGGTGGCGGATACGCCCTGCTTCATCTCAGCTACTACGCGGCGCAGGTGGCCATAATCAATTCTCATTCCTGCACCTCCGTGAGTATGCAGCGGCGACCGGTTGGGGTGAGGGTTTCTCGGTATGCCGCGTCGTATCTACATTCGCGAAGACGGGGGACGAAATATTCAATCATTCCGCTTTCGTCTAAGCCCAGCATGATGACCTGGCCGTGTATGTTCTGTTCCGCTTCTGCGAGGTAGTGCAGCTCATCGTTCCATTCGACATCGGCCATGGTGGGGCATGGGACCGGCGGGAGAGCGTCGAGTACCTGGTCTTTTATCGAGTGAGCCGCCTGTTCACTGATGAACAGTCCGTCACTTGCAGCGTTACATAGGTGGGCGAGTGCTCTGTGCGCAGCGAGGATTTGGTCACGGGTTGGGTTGGTCATGGATGGTGTCCTTAATCAGTAAAGTTTTGTGAGGTAATTGGAAAGGTCCCCGGCCGCGCGGGCCAGGGACTAATGGTTGCGTGTCGTTTAGAAGCCGAGGTTCGGCTCAGCGGCCTGGGCCCTTGCACCGCCGCCGAGAGTGGAGAACACGTCCTCGGCCTCCAGCGGCTGGCCGCCTAGGCGCTCGCCGTCCTTGACCTTCTGAACGCCAACCAAGGAAGCGCTAATGCCCTTGTTGCCGGAGTTCTCGTAGGCGAAGAACTGGACTGCGGCGTTGATGTAGCAGCCGGAGTAGATTTCCGACTCGTCAATAATTGGCTGCAGGTTCCCGTCTACGACGAATGGCTTGCGCTTGGTGCTGGCTTTGGCTGCGATGAACCAGTGGCCGGCGAACTCCGGGCCGCGGGGCTCGCCGCTGTCATTGGGCTTGTCGCCGTCGCGCAGTGGCGGGTACTTGGTCTGTGCGGGGTCGATGGCCTGCTTGAATACGTGGCGTTCGACGCCGTCCTGAACTGCGTTATTGATTGCCGTGTTGAGTGCTTCAACGGTCTTGGTGTCCGTCTTGGGAATGAGCAGGGTCATGGAGTACTTGGGGTCTGCGTTTTCGTTGACGGCGTGTGGTGTGAATAGGTGCTCGAATGATAGTCGGCCATATACGGTGACGTCGCGGTTGGTCTTAGCCATGGTGTGGTTCCTCCTTGGAACATTGGTTGGTGGATTGTTGTTGGTTCATGGGTGCCGGTTAATCTCGTCGACCAGCGGCAAAAAGAAAAGGACTAAATGTTTAGTCCTGCCGGGATAATCGGGGATGACGTTGTCCCGCCACCGGTGAGGCCGCAGTGGGGGCATTCCATCTTGGGAATGACGTTGTGATGAAAATTTGCGTCGTCGTATCCCCATTGCACGCTCTCTTTTCCACAGTGGGAACATGCGAACGTGCCTTGGAAGTCGCGTCGAGATTGATACAGACGGTTTACTAGATGCATTAGCTTTCCTCCAGTTTCTTGAACACTGTGTCTGCAGTGGGAACTGATAATGCCGGCCGCTTATCCGACTCGGGCACTAGCGTGGGCTTGCCCGCCGGTTTATGTACGAGGCCGCCGAGCGTGTCCTGGAATTGCTTTTTGCCGAGCATTTTCGTCATCGCAGTAATGCCGAGGAGCTTCTTCTCGTACGGGTCGTGGCCGGTCTTTTCGACCGCGGCGGCAACCGCGTCCTCGTCGGTGTAGCGGCGCACGCTACGGCCTTCCACGAGCTTCAACCCGGGGTAGTAATGCCCGTTGTTGGCTTCATCTAGGGCGAATTTCTCCACCTTCGATAGCCACTTTTTAATCTCCCCGGACCAGGCGACAATGTTGGCTACCTGGTCATCGGTGAGTGTGTCTGGGGCGGGGGCCGCCGGCGTCACATCATCCGGTTCCTTCGGCAGCGGCTCGAGGTATTGGGCGGCGAGTGCTGGGCATTGTGGCGCGTGCCGGCAGAATCGGCACCACTCCCCCGCGTTAAGTTCTCCCTCACCGTTGATGGCGAGTTGCGCGCGCGGGGCAACCACTTCCTTAGCCCACGTGGTGAGTTCTTCGACGCTTACCTCATCGACGCTCACGTTGTTTAGGCGTGGCTGGAAAATCACCATGCGCACCCGGTCGACGTTGTAAATCATGCCGAACTGGGCAAGGGCGCCGAGCGCATACAAGCGCATCTGCGGATTACCCACCGCGCTAACCTCTACGCCTTTGCCGTATTTCAGGTCGATGACGGTCATGGTGCCATCTCCGACGATGAGAGCGTCACCGGTGCCGAAACCGTCCGGCACGATGTGGGAGAAGTCGAGGCGCTGTTCAATCGCGAGGAACGCGGCCGGGCTGGTTTCCTGGGCGCGCGCGAGCTCCGCCATCACGTTATCGACATAGTCGTCGGTGTAGGAATCCATCTCCTCGTTAATCCAGTCGGAGTCGCCAACGAGGGTGGACTCGTCACCGTTGAGGAGGCGTAGCTTGTGCTCCGCGAGCTCATGGGCTGCAGTACCTTCCGCCGCGGCGTCAGACTCACTGTCCGGGTATTGGGCTTCAAGCTGCGGCGCCGGCGTGCAGTTAAGCCACCTGTGAGAACTGGAAGCAGACAGCACGGCGTGTGCGCGGCCAGTGTGCTGCACTTCGGCCGACGGGGCGGCTTTCTTCTCCTCCATCGTGCCGAACGTCTTTACCTTGTCGAAAGTAAGACGCTGCGGACCATCACCACCGTTATTAAGGGGGACGGTTTTCTTGTTGAGCCGGCCGAAGATTTTCCTGATGTCGCCGCGGTCATCTTCGATGTGAGTAATCCCAGCTTGGGTGATGGTCTTTTCTACCCCGGCGCGCTCATCGTCATTAGTGAAGTCGATGCTGGTGGCATCAAGTAGGGGGACGTAGACTTCTGCCATTGTTTAGTCTCCCTTGCGGTGTTTTTGGGCCATGGTGATGAGCTCCGGGAGTTTGTCGACTGGTACGTCGGTAAGTGATTGGACGTTGAAATGTGGGAATAGGGTTCCGGTAATCCAGCCCGGGCCTTCGTCCATGCTGATGGCGCGGAGGGTGTTTTGTGCTTCGGGCAGGAGGTCGGGGGTGTCCTCTTCCTGTGGCTCAGGCTTTGGCTCCGGGGCGGGCGCGGCGGCCGGTTCTTCCTTCGGCGCGGGTGCTTCCTCTACTGGGTGCGGTTCCGCGGCTGGTGCCTCCTGGTGCGGCCATGGGGACTGCGTGTCAGGTTCTTCTTTGATGCGGTCGAAGGTTTTTTGCATGGCGTGGATGCCGATGGCGAGGAGGTCGAGGGTGAGGTTTTTGCTAATCCAGGTCATTATTTGGGGTCCTTTCCGGTGATGAGTCGGGTGCCGTGGACGGTGAGGCGGTTTTGCCCGTCGTCGAGGGTGGTGATGTAGCCGTTGTCTTTGAGGTCTTGGAGTTGGGCTTTGGTGATGTGTTTTCCTGCGGCCCAACGGCGCAGGGTGGCGCGTGTGGTTTGATAGTTCATAGGTCTACGGAGTCCAGGAGCGTACGTCGGTCATGGCGGGTAAGCGTGATGTCGGTGAGCTCGACGGCGGTGTCTTCGCTGTAGCCGCGGTCAAGGAAAACCATCATGGTGTGATGGGCTTCTTGGATACGGCGGTCAAGCTCAGTGGGTTTGAGGTCGCTTGGCTTGGGTGGTGTCATAGGTTTTCTCGTTCCTTATCAATGCGGGTGCTGATTTCATGGCAGAGGTCCCGCAGCGTTGGGAATACTTCTCCGTGGTCGCGCATCCAGTCGAGGACTTCACCTTCGAGACGCGACAGTGCGACTTTCTTAGCTTCCCGGCTGGGATAGGTGGACTCTGGAGCGAAGAGTGGCATTGGGGTTCTCCTAGTGTGGTGTTGGCTATAACCAGACGGGTGGCATGGAAATGATCGCGTGAAGGAGGAATCCGAGCATGCCGCCGAAGATTCCGGTAGCCCAGCACAGGCGAACTCGTTTTGCGGCGGTGTCTTGCCAGTAGGCGAGTTCTTTGTAGGTGGGGGCTTTGCGTTCTGGGCGGTTATTTGGATTGGTGGTTGGCATGGCGGGTTTTCCTTTCATGGGCTGCGATTTGGCCGGCGATGTTGTTTGCCCCGCCGGCGAGGTTGAGAATCTGGCGGCGCGTCTTCTCAGGTAGGTGCGCCAGTTGGTAGATGGTTTTCAGGCGGGTTTCAATATCAGTCATGTGGGCTTTCGCCTCGGCGTGCGTAATCTGACGCAATTTGTTACCTCCATTGCATGGTGAATTTCAGGGTGCGGGGCTTACGATGACGGCCGCGGCGGAACAATCTTTTTAGCCAGCTCATACTGACTCCCCCATCAAAAAGGCGTCGCACCATTCGCGGCGCACACGCCACCTGCGGCCAACTTTCACGCCGCGCAACTCGCTGCGCTGCAAAAGCGTGTACACAGTGTCACGGTCCATCCTCATGTACTCGGCTGCCTCATCGGCCAGCAGCCATGTGGTAGTGTCCATTACAGACCTCCCTTTTTGAGTGTCGTACTAAAAAAGGCCCACCTCATTGGGCCTTAACGATCGGCCCCCACACTCCCAATTCGTAGGGGGCCGCACTTATGTCTAAATAAAGGGGTGGGTGCAGGTGCGGGTCAGTGGCGGGGCCGCCCGCTCCTTCACTTACGACGCCAGTAACACGTCGCACCCACCCCAGTGGCCTGCCGGGGAATCGAACCCCGGAGTCTTTTGCAAGCACATTCCTTTGCCTCGGTTGTAGGTGTAAGAAAATGTGTTTTGTCCTGTCAGGCCTGGTATTTCTGTCCGCGCCGTTCGCTCCCTCCTCACCACTCCAGGGTGAGGGTTCCTGTACTTATGTACTTGCCGGAGTCCTGGCACCCTGTCGGGCGGCCCAATGGGGCCTGATCTATGAACCACGCTCGTCCGGCCGGTATCTTCCGGCGCTCTTCACTATTGAGTTCTCTGTACTGCGTGGCCGTCCAGTCCCTCGTCTATCCCCTAGGGAGGGGCTGGCGGCCTGGTGCCCGTGGGGAGGCTTGCACTCCCCTGCCTGCTGGTCGGGCTGTGTTTATGCGGCTAACTGTGCGGGCTCTTGCTTAACTAGGACGCGTTCGGGTGCGGCTCCCAGTTCGGCGAGGGCGTTTAATACTTGTGGGGTGGGTCGGCGGTTTTTGATTGCTGCGTTCCAGGTATTTCGCGATAGTCCTGTGCGGTTTGCGAGGTCTACTGCGGTGTAGAGGCGGTTGATACGCTTAACCCGGTCCAGCTCGTCCAAACTGATAAGAAACATTGTCTTTTTCCTTGTTTTGTAGCGGGTATGACAAAATAATATGTCACCCGCTAACCGTTTGACAAGCTTGTAATTCAAAAAGGTGCACCCATTTTGTCTTTTGGCAGGTCTACCCCCACTTGCTGACAACTTTTTTGTGCACTATGCTCACTTTTATGACAACCCCAGCAGACGTAAAAGATATCTTCGCCAGCCTCGCCGGACGCCGCGTCACCGCCCAAGACATGGCAGACATCCTCGAAACGTCACGCAATACCGTGAACCTCCGCTTAAAGAACGGCCTGGCAGCGGAAGACGTAATCGCCATCTCTCGTGGGCTAAGCATCAACCCAGTTGACGCACTAGTAGAACTTGAGAAGCTAACCCGCGATGAAGTCTTTAACTACCTAGACGGTGATGCGAAGTTACTGGCTACCGCCAGCATCGAAGAACTGGTCTACCGCCTAGCCGAGGACACTTTAAGCAACGTCGAGAAGATAGAGCTCGGTGGCGCTGCCCGTTCCCTGCTCGAGCGCGATGACCTTGCCGCTCGTCGTGCGGGTGCCCCCGTGTCCGAGCCGTCTGCTTCACTGCATGATGACGATGATGGCCTGGTCCAAGAATGGGACGATTCCGTACCGCACGCGGCGGATAGTAGCCCCGACGAGCAGGCCGAACGTGAAAAGCGAGGTGAGGATTTGATTGATTAACACTGATGCCCTCATTGATGTGGCGCAGCGCCGCGGGTATCGAGTGAGGTGGCATCGTGGCGGGCCGAAAGCAGCATGGCTCCCCCACCGGAACACCATCAGCCTGCGCGTAGGCATGGATGATGTCACCACCTTGTGCTCACTGGCTCACGAGTTGGGTCACGCGCATTATGGTGACCCGCCCGGCCACCACGGCGCCCATGAGCTACGCGCCGACCGGTTCGCCGCCCGCCTGCTCATAAACCTCCACGACTACGCCGCTACTGAAGCAATCTATGGACCACACCCGGCCACCCTGGCCCACGAGCTAGGTGTCACGGTCAAAGTCCTCAAAACCTGGCAATCCCTACACGAAAGGACAGCAGCCTAATGACCCAGATATCCCGTCGCCTCATCGCGCCAGACCAGGATGTACTTTCGGCAATCGCACAATTCGTGCAAACCAAGTTCCCGAAGTACGAACTCGATACACAAGCAGATAGCGTCTCTGCCCGTCGGAAAGTTTTATGGCAAAAGCAGGAAGCCACATTTCAGGTAACTGGGGGACAACTAACCGTAACTGGCAACTGCCAAGAGGCCGACAAAGTTGTCTATAAGACTTTGAAGGCTATAGACGAAATGATTGATGACCGCGGATGGGCAGAGGCAGCGCGTACCCACGGAATAAAGTCGGTAGCAAAAGGCCACCTGCTAAAGGACCAGGTGCTGGATGCGTTAGAACCCACTGAACGAATCGTGGTTGCTGCCCAAGGGCATTACGATGGGAAGATCACAGTCCTTACTGTTACCGAAAAGCGCATTTTGGTCGTCTCTAACGATGTGATCGGTTTTCAAGGGGCATCGAAGACTATTGCGCTGGATAAAGTTTCCTCTATCTCGGAGAAAACTGGGTGGGCGTTGGGGTCTATCCGCATCTCTACCTCGAATGATGAGATTGAGGTGGAGAAAGTGGCGACCGATGAGGCGAAGGCAGTTGTGTCCGCAGCGCGTCGTGCACTCGAGCAGGTTTCTGCGCCGTCCTCTGCACCTGAGTCCAGCGGTAGTTTAGACGATTTGCAGAAGCTCGCCGACTTGCACGCTGCCGGTGTGCTGACTGACGAAGAATTTGCAGCGGCTAAAGCCAAAGCGCTCGGACTGTAAAAACTGGGGGTGGCCCCGTGGAGCTGTGCTCGGACACGGGGCCACCCTATGGGCCCACGGGGGGGATGTGGGCCACCAGCAGTATAAAACAAGACCGCCCTTGGCGCTTGTCATGTGGAAGTACAGCACCAAGGGCGGGGATTATCCAACCACCAATTGGGAAGGACACGTATATCTTATGGCATCCATCAAGCCGTACAAGACAGCAAAAGGGCGGGCGTGGCGCGTGCAGTACCGCAGCCCCGACGGTAAAAACCGCACAAAACAAGGATTCCGCACCAAAAACGAAGCACAAGCATGGGCGGACAAAAACGCCACCACCATCCGCACCGGAGACTGGATAGACCCCAACGCCGGCAAAATAACCGTCGGGGAATTAGGGGCACGGTGGCTAGAAATGCAAACCCATTTGAAACCATCCACCCTGCGGACCACAGAGCAGACCTGGCGAATCCACGTAAAACCACGCTGGGGGAACACGCCTATCAAGGCAGTGCGGGCCTCCGAGGTACAGCACTGGCTATCAAACACAAACCGGTCCGCATCCATCGTGAGAAAGAATCACGCGATGCTATCCCAAATCCTAGACATGGCAGTACGTGACGGGCTTGTTAAAACCAACGTAGCGAAGGGAGCAACCCTCCCGAGGAAGGCGAAGGCCAGGAAGGTGTATCTCAGTTGGGAGCAGCTTTCCGCATTTGCCGACGAGTGTGGGGATAATGCGCCTATCGTGTGGCTGCTAGGCACCGTGGGTCTTAGGTGGGGTGAGTTAGCCGGCCTGAAGGTTCAGGATGTGGATGTTTTACGGCGGCGGATTGCTGTGCGTAGGAATGCTGTAACCGTGGGGTACGAGGTGAAGATAGGCACTCCGAAGACACATGAGACTCGGGTGGTAGCTGTCCCTCGGTTCGTGATGGACATGCTGGTACCGCTAATGGATGGCAAAGCTCAGGATGCTTGGGTGTGGTGCAGGGCGGATGGGTCCCCGTTGCGGGTGCCGTCGAACCATACGTGGTTCTATGGTGCGCTGAAGCGGTGCATGGAGAAGGACCCGGAATTTCCGCGTGTCACCCCGCACGGATTAAGGCACGTGGCGGCGGGGTTGATGATTTCGTCGGGTGCGCATCCAAAAATCGTGCAACGGCAGCTCGGCCATGCTTCGGCGGCGATGACGTTAGATACGTATGCAGATTTATGGGAGGAGGATTTGGATGTGGTGGCTGGCCGGATGGATGAAAGTTTTTCGAAAGCAGTGGAATTGTCGTGGAAGGGGGCTTGAGTATGGTGTTTATGCTGGTTAAATGGGGTTTGTGTCGCGGGTTCGAATCCTGCTGGGGGCACTTCTAGCTTACCCCCTTTTACCGGTGTTTTTGCTGGTGGGAGGGGGTTTCTGCTTTTCAGCTTATCCGGTGGTTTCCGGTGGTTTAAGGCTGTTTCCTGTCGTGGATGTCGTGGAATTGCATGGCCGTTTTAGGGATTTCCCCAACAACTTGCAATGCCGTAAACTACGGCATATAATGGTGTTAGACGGCAAGGGGAACAGCCCCTGGAAGAGGCCGCACAACCGGAAAGAAAGTCCGAAATGCAGACCATCATCACCACCCTGGGCACCTTCACCGGCCCCCACATGTACGCCATCCTCAAAGAGCAGTTTCCCGCTGATGTGACGTTCCGGCGCACCAATGTGCCAGGCCAGTGGGGCACCATCGACCGCAAAGTCGGAAGCCAGTATTTCAACCTCGGCATCATCACAGAAGTAAGGACACAAGCAGCATGACACCAAACGAGTTCCGCATCCTCCGCACCAGCATGGGGCTCACCTCCCAAGAGGTAGCCAACGCCTGCGACGTAAACCTCCGCACCGCCCAACGGTGGGAAACCACCCACCAGCCCCCACTCGATGCCGGTGTATGGCTACAAGACAAGTGGGTGCAGTTTGCGGACTACATCGACCAGGCGCTGCAAATCGCAGAAAAATACGAGCAGCAAGGAAAACCAGTCACTTTCCCAGGGGAGTTCGCCAAGGATAAAATATCCCCCGCTGAACACAACGCCCTCATGGGGCATATCTGCATGGCCTACACCTTGGCGGACTTCGACTACGAGATAGTCTAAACCCCTAAAACGCAGAAAAAGACCCCCACCCACGAGGGGTGAGGGTCAAACTTCCTAAACTTCAAAGACTTTCAAAAGTCGTTTTCCAGCTCGTCAGGAATAGGCATATCAGCCACGCTCTCCGGGTGCTTCAGTCGCCACTGCCTAATATGATTCACCGCTATAAAATACCGGCTTTTCCAGACCTCCAGCTTGTCGCGTAGCTCCGCAATTTCGCCCCGCATCTCCGCAATCGATTTGTCGCGGGCTTCCAGCTGCTCATTCGTCCACTCACGAATGCTTTTAGTAAACGATTCCCACTCGGGCCCTCGGGCCTCGATTTCCGTCTTTCTCTTCTGGCTTTTCTCCGTCAGGTGAGTACCTATGAGGGTGCCGAGCACGCCAATCACACCGACGATGATGGTTGCCAGCGGCCCGTCTACGGGCATGCCCGTCACCTCCCATCGACCAGCTTCATCTCATTGCTTTGGCCGCGCCCATACGCGTAGAGGGTCATGGCGGCGATGCCGATATAGCCGAGGGAGGACACCCAAGCGCGGGGGAGGTCACCAAAGATGGTGGCGAAAATGAAACTCAACGCCCACATGGAATGCAGACCCACAACCGCCCCCACGGCGGCGGGCACCAACCTCGGCCACTTAACCGCGCACAGGCACAGCGCACCCATGAGAAGCCACACCACAGCCCACGACGGCGGGTTAAGCACGCTCTCCATAAAGTGCGTCGGCTTCCGCTCCGGGTTCACCAGCAGCGGCGTGTAGGACAGTCCGCGAGCGATGGAGATACTGCCCAGAATCAACAGTCCTGCTGCGTCGGATACGAGCCACCTGGCGGCGCGTAGTTTAAAATCTTCCCATCTCACGACTACTCCCCTGCTGTGGTGGGGCCGGTGTAGACCGGCAGGGCGTTGGGGGTTTCTGCTGCTTCGCGGCGCTCCGCCTGGTCTGCTAGGCGTGGTGCCATGCTTGGGGTGACACCATCGACGGTGAGGCGGTTGGTGAGGGTGGTGACGAAGAAACCGATACCGCCAACGAGAAGTGCCGTCCATTCTGGCGCGTCGGCAAGGTAGACCGGCAGCACGCCAGCAACCCACGCCACGGCCTGCAACACCAGCATGATAGTTCCCTTGTACCGCAGCCACCACGGCTGCTCCTGTAGCTCAACCGCGACGGCTTCGGCCACGTGTTCAGACACGGAGTTAAGAACCGCTTGATTGTAGTGCTTTGCCATTATTTCTTCCTCCGCTTCAATTCGTCTAGGTCTGCTTGAATCTGCGCGAGCTGCTGGCGGATTGCGGCAAGTGCATCAACGGGGGTTAAATTCTGCCCCTTGTCATTAACACCTAGCTGGGGCCATCCCTTACCGCCAGGGCCTCGTAGCTGCGTCCATACGTCCTGCAAGGCATCAATCTGGGGAGACAGATACCCCGTGATGAATGCCCTGGTGTGGGCGTTAACCTGGTCAACCGCATTCATTGTTATCCCCTTGCTTTCTTTCTTCACCGGCTTAGCCGTGGAGGTCTTTTGCCCTCCGCCGTGGGTGAGCTCGTCGTAGAATCGCTGCGCTTCATTCATCCATGCTTGGTGGTATTTGCCGCCGTAGGCGAGGTGGTAGGGGCAGCCAGTTTGGCCGGTTTCTTTGTGGTCGCGGATGTTCTTTCCGTATTCGGGACGGCCTAGGTTGTAGTAGCGGCACAGGGATGCTGCGAGGCGTGCGCCCTGTTTAATGACGGTGTCCGAGATGGGCCAGTCTTGGTCGGCTCCGCCGCTGTTGGCGTGCTCAATGCCGATTGACTGCTGGTTGCGGAGCTGGTTCGCGGCGTGCCACGCGGTATCGGAGTCGTTGACGAGCTGGCCGATGCGCCCTGAATTTTCCACCTGATAGTGGGCACTAGCTTCCCGTGTCTGCCATACCTGCCAGCACCCGTCAATAGTCAAAATACCGGCGTTGTGGTGGCGCACAATGTACTTAATCCGCTGCCCACCACGGCCCGGTGTGTAATGCTTATTGATGAGCCGGTACACGTCCGGCTCTACGTTCATCCAATCCATTTTTGCCCTCCTGTAGATATAAGAAAAGCCGCCCGAAGGCGGCGGTCAGTTAATCTATTTCTTCTTATTAGTGGCGCAGATATTGCAGCGCCTGCGTCCTGTTTTTGTGTAGCTCACGTTGTCGCCTTCCATCTTGTGCCCGTGGATGCATGTATCACGGAGTCGGGAGCCTTTTCCTCGTTTACGATTTTTGGCCGCGTACTCACGCCCCCGCTTTCGGCTACAAGGGATACATACTCGCCCTTGTTTGGTGTAACGAGTGTTTTCCTCATTGAACTCATGCCCATTCACGCAGTGAGTTCGATTTAAGCGTTCATTGGTTCCGTTTCGGATAGAGTCCTGAACATTGTCGCTTCTAGTTCCCCACCGAAGATTTGAGACGTGATTGTTTTCCTTATCATCGTCCCAATGACAGCAATCAGCGCCCGCAAATGGAGGTTCGCCAATAAAAGCTAAAGCCACTAAACGGTGAACGGTAAAAGTTTTTCCTCGTCGCCCTTTTGTGAGGTTAACGTGAAAGTACCCACGCTTCCCTTTCGCTGGTTTAAGCATTCTTCCCTTTAGGGTCAAATGCCCACTTGCGGCGTGAGGAACCTTTCGGTCAACGCTCCGTACGCGCCCGTGGTCTGATACCTCGTAGTGTCCCTCGTATCCCGGGATTGGTCGCCATTGTTCGGCTTGGGTAGACTTCACCCTAGCCACCTCCTACTCGTCTAGGTGTGTGGTTAGGCCCTTGTGAGTGTTGGCGCACTTTCAGGGGCCGTTCTTATGGGTTCATTTTACCATATGACCTGCGGTTTAACCCCCGTGGCCTTGGCGGTCAGCGGGGGGCGTGTGGTTAGAGCTTTGTCCAGTAGTCGGTCGCGGTGTCCGGCCTCCGGTCATCGCGTGTGGTGTGAAGCCGCTGGGAGACGTAGAGGTCGCCGTTGTAGAGGCGTGTGGTGCCTTTGGTGATGCGTTCGCCTTCCCTCCATTCCGGGACTGTGGGGGCTGGCTCCACCGGCTCGTCTGGGGTGTCCGGCTCAGCTGGCTCGGTAATCAGCCCGGGGGCATCCTCACCCTCCGTATTAATCGGCTCATCACGAAGGAAGTCACGCGTCACATCCTCCCAGACGGAGAAGATCTCGCCTGGGGTTTTCGCATTCTGACCCAAACGGCGGTTTCTCCACAGCTTCCCCTCGTGAGAGACGAGCGCTGCTGGCGGGTAGGCGGTGGCCCTACTGGTGGGCTTAGACCACGCGGCCACCTTCGCAACAAGCTGGTCGATGCTGGTCTCCGGTTCTACCTCAGTAGCGAACTCAGGTTTCAGCTCGGGGTGGGTTTCCCAGAGTTCCTGGGCATCCTCAGCACGGGCCGTCTCTACCGCCTCCTCGGCTTGGCGGCGTTCGCGTTCTGGGGTGACTACCCACGCGAGTAGCTGCTGAAATTCTGTGTCGTCTAGTTTCTTAATCTGGTCTTGTAGCTCAGCTACGGTCATTTGACTTCTCCTAGTTTGATGAATGTGACTCTGGTTTTCCCGTCGCCCTCGCCGGAGCCTACGAGGATGATTTGGGAGTCTGGGGTGATGTTGACGTGGCGGATATAGGGGGTTGCTGGGGCGGGGATTTGTTCGCCGTATTGGCCGTATTCACCACCGCGAATGTTCAGTTTGGGCGGGTTAGTCCCCATGCCCTCTAGCACCATGAGATATAGCCCCTCAAGATAGTGGGTTCCATATACATGGTTTTCTAGCCACTGGCCCGATTTTCCTGCATTGGCGGTAATTGTGTAGGAGCGGCGGCTCACTAGCTGTAAGGCCATTAGTGACCACCGCCTACGGTGGCTAGGCGAGGCGTGTGATGTAGAAAACTCCTGTTTTTGAGTTGTCGCCGTAAATCTTGGCCCCGTCCGTGGCCTCCACGAGCACATCCGTCCCCTGCGATGCCCACCCGCTGGTGAGGAGTTCGAACCCGGCGGGAGATTCGACACGATACCGACCTGGGAGGAGAGCAAGCCTGTACCCCAAATTTTCGCACCAAGGGAGACTTTGGCCCTCCCACGATGCCCATGCATTGCCCTCGTTCGTGGTGAGTGTGAACGCCGCCTGGTCGCGGGAACCAACGAGTCTTAGCGCCATGCCGCCACCGCCTTACGCAGCTGGTCAGCGCATTTACGAGAGAGAGAGAGAGAGTTTGTTACTGGTGTGACTAGCACAGTTACGTAACCACCCTTTTCAGAGCTAACGCGGAATCGCAGCTCGCCTTTAGACTCCCAGCGCAGGCGGAGTGTCACACCCTCGGTGAAACTCACCCAATTGTAGGAATTGCCCTTAAATTGGTGCACAGCTAGATTCGCTTGGAGTTGCACGTTTCCATCAGTCACGATAGTCACTGCGTAGGTGCCTTGCTCCATCTGTAGGCCGTAGTTCGACCCCTCGAATGGCACCCAGTCATTTGTTGCCCCTGCCGGGATTTCTTTATCAAACACTTGGGTGTTTCCCGGCGTGAATAATCGTTTCAACATCTTTACACCACCTTGTAAATGTTTCCTGTAGCGGCGACTTGAATAAAGTCACCCTTTTGACAGCTGGATTCCTTGGTCTTGGCTTGGTCTTCGGTCTCGACCATCCAGACCATGCCGACGGTTCGGGCTTTCTCCGCAGCGATGGCTGCGTCCAGTTGGTTTTTGGATACGTCGCCTTTAAGCTCGTCTTTTTGGGCTTGGGTGAGGGACTCGAATTTGATGGCACCGTCTTTACCGTTCGTGCCGTCCTTGCCCTTGGGGCCAGCCAGTGACGGCCCCACCTCCCCATTAATCACCAACCGGTCACCACGCCACTCCACATCCACATTGCTGCGAATGCGATTCTCACCCAACGGCCCCGCATACCTTGCTGTGGTGCGCCAGGTTCCCCACTCGCGTGTCTGGCGGTCATAAGCCGAGTAGTACACATCAATGGTCATGGACTCGCCTTTACCGGAGAGGATGAATCCGGTCTTGTATAGGGAGTCGTGGCCGTCGCCTGCCTGCGGAACCAAAGGTACGGGGGACAATTCCCACTTAGTGCCGTCCGCAGAGTGCAGGAGGTAAATCACGCCATTAACACCCGTGGTACGCCGGTTCGCGTCAGAGACGATGCCCCAGTATTCACCATCATGGTATTGGATTTCAGAGTGCCAGAAATCCCTGTCAGATGGCAGTGTGAAGTCCATCGAGCATTCTTGCGGCTTACTCCAATCAGACGGGGTGGGAACCGCCTTAGTGGACTCCACCCAGACGATCTGATTTGGCGAGACGGTCGTGGAAATGAAATACAGTCGCCACCGGTCCCCCAACCAGAGTAAGGATTGTGCGACGGTGGAGGAATGCCGGTCGGAAAGCTCCGGCCACCAAATCTTTGTCTTCGGCGACCAGTGCACACCGTCGCGGCTCATCGTCATCCAAAAGGACTCACGACCCTTGTTCGGGCGGTCCACCATGCGCCAGGTGAGCACCATTTCGTTATCGCGCATAGTCAAATGCGCGTCCGAGTTGTACGGGTCGGGGCGTCCCTTAGCGTCGTCAATCGGGTTAGTAAGCCCGTCTGGCACTTGCCATTTCACACCATCGTTGGATACGACGATGTTGGGGTCCTCGTGGGCCTCATTAAAGTTCGGGTACGGGGTCATCACCATCCAGTAGCGCCACCCGTTCCAACCGTCCTCAAAATACAGGACGGAGGGGTGTACCGCCTGGCCGGAGTCCTCATGGGTGGGGATTTCCAGTTTCTCACCGGGTGGTGCCGTCCAGCCCCACACTGGGGTTCCTTCTTCGCCGCGCAGCAGGAGTCGCAGGAGTCCACGGTCTGCCATTTGGTGGGAGCGGGCGGCGTTGACCTGCGCGAGTGGGGAGCCACCGCCAGCGTCGAGCGCTCCGCTGCCGATACGTGCCCACTCCGACCAATTCCTGCCATTGTCCCTGGTGCGCTGCATGACCGGATTATCACGGTCAACTGCGCCTACGGTGGTCCAGCGTTGCACGACCTGGCCGGTATCAAGTGCTAGGACTTCCACGACAGCAGGGTTAATCGCTGTGGGCAACGTGGGCTTATTTACCAGTGACGATGCTGTGGAGTAGTTGACCACCTGGTACATGCCGGAGGTGAGGTAATCGTCCATATTGGACATTTTCGGGATGGCGGTTTTCTCCCACGTTGCACTCTCCCAAGGCTTTTCCCACGGCGACCACTCGCCCGCGGTGTCACTATGGCGAATGTAAGTCAGGTTCGGGCCGGTTGCTGGTCCGTTGACCGTCCAGCGTTGAACACATGCTTTGCCGCTTAGGTTAAAGACTTCCAGCACGCCGGAATTAATCGCGGTCGACTCATTAGGCAGGTTCTTCAGCGACGCGGCCATAGCGTACGTGTTGACCTTATGGAATCCAGACGTGGTGACCTCGTTGAGGTCTGCGCCCTTTTCAAAGCCACCCTGCACCCATGCGTATTTCGCGCCAATTTCCTCCCACGGTGACCACTCACCAGCGGTGTCACTGTGGCGAATGTAAATAAGGTTCGGGCCGGTGGCGGGACCGTCCACGGTCCAACGCTGCACACAGGCCTTACCACGTAGGTTAAACACTTCTAGGGTGCCGGAGTTGATAGCGTCCGAAACGTCTGGAAGATTCTGGGCCGACGCGGCCACACTATACGAATTAATTTGGTAGAAACCAGAATCCGTGACCTCATTAAGGTCAGTGCCCTTTTCTAGCCCGCCTTTAGGCCACTTAATGACCGAATCGATCTTGTCGGCGGCTTCCTGCAAAATCTCACGCATACCACCCTTAACATCAAGGTAGTCCTGCATGTTGGAACTGAAGCCAAGGGCGTTTGCGATAGCTTCCCAAATCATGCTCATTCCGGCGGCGGCGATGAATGGGATACTGTCAGACCAACCCGGCCCGTCCACATAAAGCCAACCCTTCACCCCCTCGGTGGCGGTCACGGTGAAACTACCGGACTGGTCAATATTCACACGTTGGGGCTGGGTGACGGTAATACCAGCGGCAGACGGCTGCGCATACGCGGACTTCACCGTCACCTCGGACACGTCCTCCAAAGGGCGGGAAGTAATATCGGAAATAGTGCCGGAAAGCTTAACGGCCATAATGATTATCCTTTCTCAATCTGTCCGGTCGCCCCGTTGAAAAGCCGCCACTTAGGCTGCAATTTGGGCTTGGTGGATTTACCGTCCCAGTAAAGAACTAGAGGGAGGTCATTCAATGCTGCGGCGGTTACGTATTTGGACAAGTCCGGTGGTTTCTTCCCCTCCAAAGTGGCCACCCGCTTAGAGAGTTCTCCCATTCCGGTGTTTGCAGAATCAGCTTGCGCGGCAATATGGGCGAATGCTTTACCCGCTTCCTGGCCGGTGTGCTCGGCGTCGGAGACGATGTCTGTTGCGTCTGTGCGGCCATCGACGGTGTAGTTCTTTTCGACACCATCGCCACTGTTGGGGTTAATGCCCATCGTCTAGCTCCTCCATCGCTTTCAGACGCTCCAAGCGCATCGCTTCGGCAGCAAGCTGGGATAGTTCTAGGGCGGTGAGACCATCGAGGGTTTTAGGTGCTGGTGTTGTGGATTCAGCGCGGGCGCGTTTCTGGTTAATGGGTATCCACGCGACCTGCTCCCCCGGTGTGCCCGTGCCGCCTAGTGGGTCGAGCTTCACAGCGGGGCCAAGCGCTAGGGTCACGTCGTACAGGCCCGGCTTAGCGAACACCCCAGTCAGCGTGCCGTTGTGGCGGTGTAGCTCAATACCGGGCGGCAGATGCCCCTCAACAATGCGCACACCGCGCCTATCGCCGCCTGGTATCTGGAAGTCCAACGACTCCCCCACCGTGGCGCGCTCACGGTCACTATTCGTCTCGAAATCCACCGCCCACCCAAGCGTGATGGTCTCCGGCTCCCCCACCTGGAAGCGAGCGCCCAACTCATCAAAGACATGCCGTGCTACGGCAGACTCACGCCCCTCCGGCACAACACCCAAAAACAGGCCCGCATACGGGTGCTCCGACTCCGGCACCTGCGTGGGCACAATATAGCGGTAATCCACGTTTATCCTCCCTTTGTCACGGCCAGCCGGCCAATCACAGCACGAACATTCTCTTTATTGGCCTGGTAGAGCTCACCCGGCGACGCCAGCGAGGAGTAATCACCAATACGCAGCTGCCAGCCAACTTCCTGCCCCGGTTTCGAGGTCCACGTCAACCCACTGACGTACGCTGCCCACACCACACCCCACGCGGTAATACCGATGGTGTCGCCCAGGTCGAAATCACGCCCCGGTAAATACGGGTCGGGCGAATCGATGGAGAACTCGGCGGAAATGCCGCCCTCCGTCTCCTGCTTCGCCTGCCAGGCCTTCTGCAAAGACTCAACAGTGTTCGCTTCACCTGTCTTGGAGATAGCCGTGAAACGCGAGCGGCCATAATGGAACTGCCTATTTCGGTCCACGTACTCGTTGAGGACAAACAGGCGGTCAGCGGACAACTCCGCCAGCAGCTCACCGCCGCCCTTAATCACCTCGGCAATAGGAGCACCAACCCACGGGATTGCGGCCACTGCCGCGGCAAACGCCGTCTTAATACCAATGTTCGCAGCCTTATTCACTATGTCCGGCGACTTACCACCCACCAGCCAACGGTGATCCGTGGACTTACGCAGTGTTACGTCCGGGGCGTCCATGAGGGTGTAAACCACCCACGGGCGCCGCCCATCACTATTCCTAATATCCACGTCCGCAAACTCCGTCGTGGACGTAATGAAATCGTCACTGCTAATCGTGCGTTTCAACTGGCGGAAAGCCTGCCCCACGATGCCAGCCGCGCCAGTCACCGTAGCCCTCGGGGCGAAATCAATAATCGTCGTAGGCAACGAGAGCGTCGTATAAGACGGGAAAGGTTGCGGGTCGCCGGGAAGCCACAGCCACGCGAAAGGCTGCACGCCTGCCGCCGCCCACGTCGCTTTAAGCAAGTCCCAGGCGTTATCCCAGCGTGCGGACACCACGCACCACTCGGAGCGGTTACCCGACATGACCGGCGAGCAAATCACCGGGTGCATAGACGGATTAAACCCGCGCCACTGGCGAGGGCTCGTGTAGCCCGCCGTCCACGAGAACATGCTGTCTAGAAGACTCGGCTGCTGATACCCAATAAGGTTTCGGCCGATGAGTTTACGGGAGACTTTTTCGGCGCTGCCGTCTTGGCGGTCTTCCCACTGCAACTGCACAACCTTAGACCTGTTGGAGGGGTCCGCCCACAGTGGCAAGTGCTTCAAATGCTCCATCGAGTCCACACCGGACAATTCCACCTCGGCGGGATTGCCCTGTGGGTCGCCACCACGCGGGTTGATTTCCAGAATGCGGTAGCAGCGGCGTTTAAGACCAGGGCGCTCCACGACAACATGCACCGCCCCGTGAATAAGGGCGTCTAGACTGCCGCCCTTATCGAGGTTGCGCAAATCGTCACGCAAAAGGTAGTCGACCACGGGGTTGACCACGCCCGGCGAAATCTCACCCGGCAAGGTCATGGACATGTTGCCCACGTCCGCGAAAATGCCACCCCACTCGGCTTCTAGCCAGTCCTCAATATCGAGCACCGGCTCCCAGTTCTTGTCGTACAGGCCGACGTACTGCCCGTGGGCTTGCATGACCGCTTCACGGTGAGCCTTATGCTGCGACCAATTGACCATGTGTCACCTCCACGGGCTAAGAAAGCGCGGGGTGACTTCTAGGGTGAGCCCCGCGCCCAACTGAAAATCATTCTTTGTGTGAGGCTGTAGCGTCTCCCCCACGAGCACGCCGCGCAGCGACGACCACGTTCCGGTATCAACGTTGCCGCCCTCATCGGTGACTTGGCCTTGCATGCCGCGCTCCAAATCAATCCACCTCGTGCCCGGGCCTTGCGCCAAGCTGACGCGCAGACCACTCGGTAAGGTGAAACTGGTTGAGCGGCCGTCCCATTTCAGGCGAAGTTTCGGTGGTAGGTCGCCGGGAGTCGTCACAGTGACGTTACCCGTGTATGTCCTAACACCCCCAGACCAGTACCCATCAAGGCACCTATACCGAACACTATCTTCAATAAGACGTGCCCCTGACGGATCTAGCTCAACCTCCGCGAAACTCACCAGCCGCACACGCGCCTCACGGTTACCACCATCACGCGCCACGACCTTCAGCTTGCCGTCCTCAAAATAGGACCACGCATTACGCCAATCCCGTAATGTCTCCATCACCGAATCATCAGGCCCCGGACGCACGACAACATCCAACTCGCCATCAAACGCCGGAACCTTCGACCCAACAACACGAGAACCGTAACGAGTGACCGACTCCGCCGAGGAAAAATCCACCTCACCGAAGCCGCCACCAAAACCGCTCTCTTTAAGCACGACGCGCTGCTCATCAGCTTCCGCGTCAAGCATCGAGTGCAAGATGAACGTCTCGCCAGGGCGATGCGGCGCAGTATAGGTGATTTTGTAGCCAGGCTCCTCCGGCATAGTGAAACCAGAGTATCCAGACCCAAACCGCACAGGATTCACCATTTACATCGCACCTCCCCTAGTCGTGCCAGCCACAGCCACGCTCGTACGGCGCCGCAGCTTGCCAATCTCCTCGGTATTAATCGTGACTTCGTCTTCGACCTTGTCCACGCGCTTACGCAGCACCTCCTGGCCCTCAAGGTTGACCACCAAGGTCATACCATCATCAGACTTGAGTCCGCCGCGCTTAATGTCACGCCACTGGTCGCCGTTGAACACCGGCTCCGGCTCGTTCGACAGATTCACGGCAATGCCACCAGGCTTAAGCCAGCCGCCTTGGTCAAATACACCAACCTTGTTCAGCAGCTTCTCGGCATTACCCATCTGCTGCCCATAGCGGTCAGGAAAGGCAGAAACCTGAACCTTCTGCGCAGCAGCTCCCGGGTCCATCGACTTGTAATCAAAGGATTTCAGCTTGTCGAAGAACATGCCCGCCGAGTCGTATGGGGTCATGCGCTGCTTCACCGTGCCCCACGCGCCGTTATCACGCTGCTGGAAAAGACCAACGGAATCGTAATCCGAACCAACAGCATCATGACGGTACTTCAACGACTCCGGAACAGCACGGTTCGCCCACATCTTCAACGGGTTACCCGACTCCACCAAAGCCGTCGCAATACCAATCCTCGCGGCCAGCTTATCCAACCTCATATCCTTGGCCTTGCGAGCAATCTCACCAGCAAAGAAATCAGGGCCCCACGTCGGGCCTTTTTTCTTCTCCGGTTTGGGCGCTGCAAGCTGCGGGTCCTTAGCTATCTTCGCCGGAGACAACGACGTTGCCGCATCGGACTCAATCGCTTCGGCATTCTTCGCAGCCACATTGGTGCGCGGCTGCTCCTTAACCTCCTTGGTGGTGACAATGCTGTCACCGTTTGGTAGGAGGTCTTTGCCCTTAGTGGTCAGCAATTTCTTGATGGTGGAATCTTTCAGGCCGAGCATGTCGAAGATGCCGTCCACTGCGAAGTCGAGAATCGACTGGTCGCCCAGCCCCTTCGCTGCGGTGGCCTTAGCCGCGTCCTCCGGGGACAACGCAACCGTGACCGTATTCTCGCCAGTGGCACCAGTGGTGGTGTCATCGGCACTCACAGTGACGGGTACGCCGTCAATGGTCATGGTGCTGCCGTCTGGGATGGCATTCTGGTCGAGAATTTTGTTCATCTTCGGCGGCTTCGGCGGCTTAATGGTCTTGTAGAAGAACTCGTTGAAATACGAGTCCCACGCGCCGGCGGCACGGCCACCAATCTGGCCATTACCACGACCGCCGCCCATCTCCACGTTCGTGCCGTCTGGAAGTGTCGAAGCGGTATGTCCGCCGCCTGGCCCGCCGTTCTTGAAGCCGATTCGCAGGTCGCCCTTCTTACCGCGACCGCGATGGAAACCATGCGAGGACAACCATGCGGCCTCGTCCATCGTGGCGAACTTACGAGGGAACGGATTCATGCCGCTGGCAAGCGCGGCGAACGCCGACGCGGTGCCGGAACAGTCACCCCAGTTCGAGCCACCAAACACATATGGCGCGCCCTCTAGGGAGCGCGCCGCCTGGTAGCCCTTGACGCGGGCTCCTTCTGCAAACCTGCGCAAGTCCTTAGACGTAATACCGCCGTTGGCGAAGTACTGGGGCTTGGCCGGCGCTACTTGGGAAGACGGGCCTGGTTTGACCGGCTCGCCCTTCTTGTCCACAACCGACAGTCCGAAAATGTCGGCCGTCTTGGCGAGAATCTGGGTTGAGCGTTTGCGCTTCGACTTTGCCAGTGGGATGTAGGACTCGCCGCCGGTTTCCGGCTCCGCCCAGATACGCCACTCGCCGCCCTTAGCAATCTGCGCCGTATGCTTCTCTTTCGAGCCGCCGTTAGCGTAGCGCTCTAGCTTGTCGATACCGCCGTCAATGTAGGCGCGGGTAATACCACCCTGCACCATATAGACACCGCCGTCCGAGAAGCCAATCATGCCGCGAATCTTGTCCGGCATGACCGAGCCAATAGCATTCTCAACCTGGCCAAACATCGACTTAATACCGTTAATCAAGCCACTGATGATGTTCTTACCGGCGTTGACCAGCCACGTACCAGCCGAGGAGAAGACGCCTTGGACCTTGCCCGGAATCTGGCCGAGCACGCCCATCATCTCGCCAATCTTGTTGCGAACCGTACCTACCATCCGGCCAATCGCTTGACCGAACGACGCGGCAACCTGCTTCGCATTCTCGAAGATGGACTTGAAAAAGTTCATCGCCGAGTTGATAACGCCATGCACGATGTTGGAAATCGCCTGGCCCATCGAGCTGAACCGATTACGGATATTCGAGAAGTTGCCCGTGAGAACGTCTGCCAGCAGGCCGGCAGCGTTACGGAAGAAATCCCACGCGGGCTTAATAACACCGTTCCACACGTTGGAAATAAGCGAACCCATCGTGCGGAAAGCGCCGCCAATCACAGCGGTGAAAATCGGCACGACAAACGACGCCACCGACTGAACCACCGACATGAACAGCGACAGGACGGGTTGAATCGCCCCAGACCACACAGCAGAAATGACGCTGCCAACGAACTGGATAGCCGTCCAAATACCGTTAAACGCCGCAGACACAACAGAGCCCAAAACTTGGAAGCCCGTCATCATCACGTCAACAATCGGCGCAATCCAGGCTTGGTAGAACTCACCAAAGCCCTGGGTGAACTCCGACCACTTATCTTGCATGGCCTGCCAGGCGCCAACTGCAATGTCTTTCAGTACACCGAACGCAGTACCGATAAAGCCGACAACCGGAGAAATCCACGTCTGATAGAACTGGCCGAATCCAGTGGTGAACTCGGACCACTTGGCCTTCATGAAATCCCAAGAAGCCACGGCGATGTTCTTCAGGTCCACAACGCGGTCGCGGAAGAACGTCAGAGCCGTGAAGATTGGGGAATCCTCACTAATACCCAGAGCAGCGGCATAGTCAGTCGTGTCACCAGTCTTCAAGAAATCAAGGGCTCCGGAAAAAATCTCCTTCACCCTATCGACAGCGCCAGTGACCTTTTCCACCGTCGCATCCCACGCGCCAGAAATCATGTCACCAATCTGAGAGAACACCGGGCCGAAAGTAGACTGCACCCAATCCAGGCCAGCCTGAAACTTCTCGACTACCCAATCCCAGCCGGCGCCGAGAGCCTCCGTGAAGGATTCCCACATCTTGCGGCCCGTCTCGGTCTTGGTGAAGAACACCACTAGACCAGCCACCAGGCCGGCAATCGCAATGGTGATAAGCGCAATCGGGTTCGCAGCCATCACCATGTTGAACGCCGCCTGCACGCCGGTCATCAACTTCGTGACACTAGACAGGCTCTTGAACCACTTAATCAAACCGCCGGCGGCAATAATCTTCTGCTGGAAAGCAACCGCAGCCAGCCCACCAGCAACAACCGTCAGACCAGTCCCCAACGGCAGCAGCCAATCCTTACTCTTCTGCACCCACTCGGCAAACCCTTTCACCGCGCCCAAAGTGAACTCAAAAGCACCCTGAGCTCTATCCAGAGCCGGGACTAAAGAATCAAAAATCTTCGTCGCGATAGGCTCCAACGCCAGGACCGCCTGGTTCTTAAACTGGTCCCACCGCTCGGAGAAATCAGCGGTCTCCTCTGCCAGTCCCCCAATCGTGTCCGAGGTGGCACCAGTCGCATCCATGAAATCATCCACAGACAGAGTGCCGGTCTTCACCGCATCCACAAACTGGGCGGCACCACGAGTGCCGAAAATATTGGACGCCATATCAATCGCTGCAGCATCATCACCCGCATTGATAAGCTCCTCGATACTGCCGATCGTTTCTTTCAACGCCTCCGGCGCATCGCGCCCCTCAGACGCAAACTCCGCCAGCGCACGCTGCATCGACTGCAGCGTCTTATCCGCATCCAGACCGGCCTTATCCATCTGGCCCACAAGCGCAGCAGAATCAGCCATCGAGAACCCGAACCCGCGCAAAACGGGGCCAGCCTTAACCGCCGACTGCGACAACTCAGTAATCGTCAACCCAGTCGCCTGCGACACTTGGAACAACTCATCCAGCGCGGCCGGCATGTCCTTCGCCTCGATACCAAAGCCAGACATGGCCTTCGATACCTCGTTGATGTCGGCATCCACGCCGAGGTTCTGCAGCTGCATGAACTGAGCCGTCATCTTCTCAAGCGGCTCACCAGTCAAACCAAGACGTGTATTCAGATCCGCCAGCGTCGAGCCAATAGCCCCCATATCGGAGCCAACACCAATGGACTCGCCAGCGACCTTGCGCATCGAATCCTGCAGCTCCTCAAACGCAGCACCACTAGCACCAGTGCCCGCACGGATCGTGTCATACGCATCATCAAACTGGGCACCAATGTCATACGCAGCTTTACCAGCCGCGCCGACAGCACCAACTACCACGGCACCGGCGGCGGCAATCTTGCCCAGAGAGACCTCAAACCCCTGGCCCTTGCCGTCGGCGTCAGCCGCGGCGTCGCCAAACTCCCGGGTTGCACCGGTGGCTTCGTCCGTGGCATTCTCGAGGTCTTTCTGCGCCGTGGCGAGAGAATCGGAGGCACGCTTCGATTCCGCCATGGCCTTTTCGACGCCACGCTCAGCCTTCTCAACATTCTGCGCAGCAGTCTCAACCTTGGCGCGCTTGGTGAACACGTCACCTTCAGCCTTAGCCAACTGCTCCGAGCTGGCCTTGCCAGACTTCTTCATGTCCGCCAGCTTCGACTCCGCAGCTTCCAGCTGCTTCGCCGCAGCCTGAGACTTCAACACCTCAGAGTTACGCTTCGCCTCAGCATCAGCCAACTCTTCCGAGGATTTCTTAACGCGGTAATTCGCCTTCTCGACCTTCGCCGCTGCATTGTCGGTGCCCTTGGAGATGCCCTTCTCGATGGAGTCGCCGGCCTTCTTCGCCGCCTTCGATGCAGGTGCCAAAAGCTGCGACTGCAGCTCTTTGTTAATTCCAGACAACGACACCGTTGTTGGCAAAACTGCATAGCCTGCTGCGCTCATTAGGAAACCTCCATCAAAAAGAGCCGCAGGGGTTATCCTGCGGCGTTAAACTCCCTGGCTCGCTCACGAGCCCGTTGCATTGCAATTTCGCGCTCTTTGGCGCGACGCTCACGCTTAAGCTGCTCCCAGCGTGGATGCTTTTGCTCAGTCAGACTTGACCAAATATCCATCAGGACCGAAGAAATCTCACTGACAGGTGGACGGTCTTGCACCACGGAGTGAAACAGGGACTCCGGCGGCAAATGCTCCGCAAGCAACAGCATGCGTCGCAGAGTCATGCGCGACGCGCCCCCACTAGGGCGGTAGAAGTCGCGGTAATCCAGGTGGTAGAAACGCTGAAAATCAACCTCCACCAAATCCTCATGCTGAGCAATGAAGTACAGCAGCCTTATTTTCCCTGGCGGCGCTCACCCCACGCCTCAAACACCTGACGAAATTCCTCAACAGACAGGCCAAGGTCAATGAGCTTAAAGACCTGGTCTTCACCAATAATGGCTTCAAGCACACTCGGAATGTACTTCTGTGCGTAACGCTCGTGGAACACGAACATCATGCCGGCAGGAGCTGCTTCACGAGTCCAGCGATCTTCAATCTCAATTTCTTCGCCATCCACATCGATGGTGAAGGTGGGGTATTCGATGTTCTCGTCTGGGGTGTCGGTGGTGGTTTCTTCGATGGCTTCGGCCTGGGCGCCGGTGGCGTCCTTGGGGTCGATGTTGTCGTTCTTTTTCTTGCGAGTAGTCATGGCAGACCCTTTCACATTGAGTTGTTTAGTAAGAAACTTGGGCAGACCTTGGGGTTAGGGGTAGGGGTAGGGGCGGTCTGCCAAAATCTCCCCTACCCCATCGACCTACGCCGAAGCGCCAGCCTCGGTGTCAGCGCCGCGAGACGGAGCTTCCTCCGCAGCGTCGCCAGTGTCGTTCTTATCCTCAGAGAAACGAATAACCTCCGGCAGCTCATCCGGCGTATCGTCACCACGCAGACGCAGGTAGTCATACAGTGCGCCGAACTGGTCCTTACGAATCTCCGCCTTAAACTGAGTTACGGAAGCGCCATCATCGTTACGCTCATTACCGGAATCCGCGTACACCAGAGCACGGCGACGAGACACATCAATGTAAATATCGCCGAAGCTGTTGGTGGTCTTGAACGCAATGAAAACCTCGGCAGGATTCTCCGGCGCCATCAGAACACCCGGTTCGCCCTCCTTGAAGTCAGAGCCCGGCCACAGCAGCGGGAAAGTCACGTCGTTCATTTCGAGCGCATCGAAACCACGAACGTCCTTCTTGAACTTGTTGTTAAGCAGCTGCAGCACGCCACCAAACGAGTTGATTTCGGTACGGTCAACCTCCGGCTCCTGGGTGATGGCGGAACCATCGTTGAGAAGGCCTACGAACTTCCAGACCTTCGGGTCAAACGAACCATCAAGGCCAATCTTCGGGTCAGATTCGGTAGAGGTGTAGACCTCCGCGTCCTTCCAGACGTCAATCATCCGGGCGCGGTCAGTTTCCAGAGTCTGGGTGCCCTGGTCAGTGTTAGGGGTAGTCATTTAGGAAAGTCCTTTCTTAGTTGAAGCAGCCACGACCGTGACCGCAGCGACCCAACCCTTAACGTCCTCATCTTTCACAATGAGGACCGGGCCGGGGGAAATACGAAAACCCCCAACAGAGTGGGGGTTTAAAAGCCAAGCGTTAATCTCACTAGCTACACGTCGAACTTCCGGCTCAAACTTGCCGTACACGTTCACACGCACATTCTCAGTCGACGTAGCACGGCCCGAGCGTGGAAAACCATCACTCGACACCGTGACTACCGGGCCATCATCAACCGACCAGCCCTGCGGGATAGCCGCCGCAACCCTAATCGGCTTCGCCATCACGCCACGCAAAGCGCGGCGAATGACCTCCGGGGCATTACGCTGAATGAAGTAATCCAACTGCGTCACCTCGGACTATAGCGGTGCACATCCAGCCCCTGCGACGCAGCGGCACGCGTCAATGTGCCGTGCTTTGCCTGCATAGCCAGACCTTTCGCATGAGCCAACGTTACGAGCGCGACGGGGCGACCATGACTATCGGTCTTCATCGTCACCGTCACCGGAACATCACCCTCAACGGAACCAGCGACCGCCTGTACCTTCGACTCCAACTGCGGGGCCAACGAGGAAAGATTCTTCTTGTACCAAGAATCCGGAATATTCAGCCGAGGTTTACCAACCTTAGCCACTAGCCCTCACCCCTCACGCAATCAAAAACCACAGACGGAAAATGCCGCCTGTACACAGGACGACGGTGTTTAGACCAGTCCCACGCAGTAATACGCACCTGATACCGCTTACCGCGAACCGTGACCTCGTCACCATCGGCAACCTCAGTCCCGGCCGGCGCCCACACGCGCAGAATGTCCTTCGTCCCCTGCTTGTCTTCATCCGACATCTCAGACAACGACAACGGCTGAACCGACTTCACCCACACCTCACGGTCAGGCAACCCCGGCACCGGATAACCATCATCATCCACACCACCGGCAGCACCATGAATAATGACTGCTTCGCTCAACATGCACCCCGCTCACTGAACTCTGCACCACGAAACGCAGTGCGCCGCCCATACGGAATGACACGGCCACCACGACCGCGTGGGAACCCACCAACGCCAAGACCCAACAGGTCTAGAATCGCATCGTCAATTCCCACACCGCCCCAGTGAAACCGAAGCCCCTGCGAGTACGTCACCGAATCGGACTCCTGGCCCGTAGTCGACGACGCCGAGGCAACACCCACATTGTCGCCAATGAGGACAGCCTGAAACACCATCGCACGTACAGCCTGCTTTGTTGCAAGCTGCAGCCACCGAGAACCAGCAACCTCACTCTGGAAATCACGCCCACGCCGAGCAAACTCCAACTCGATAAGCTCATAAGACTGCTCAATCAGCGCCTCTACACGCGAGCGTTCTTCATCCAGCAAGGGTCGCGGGAAAACGTCAGCAACATCATCAACGGAGATATTCATCTGCCCTCCCCTCCTTAAGGTCTAGCGCGACTGATTAACAGTCTTAGTAACAAAGCCCATAATCTCGTTGCGCTTGGTTAATCCGGTGAGCTTAATCCCATTCCGGCGGGCATACTCTTTCCACTCCGCAACAGGAGCGGTCTTCTTCGGCAACGCCGGATAGCCAGACTCCGAAACAGTCAAAGCTGTTTCAGGTGCCGGCGGGGCCTCCGATTCTTCGGCAGGCTCTGGGGCGGGCGACTCCGCCGGCTCGACAGCTACCACCCCCAGTTCAACGAGGGCATCGAAGTCTTTGTCTTCAACCTCGATGACTTCACCAGAACGATGCACCACCGTAGACCCCAGAGGGTAGCGGGCAGCCTTGGCAAGACGAACTTGCTTCATGCCTTACCCCCTTCCCTAAATAGCGCCAGTGATCTTCACAAGCGCCTTCGGAGCGCGCACAACCAAGGAACGGAAGTGCACATAATCCGAGCGCCAGGTCAGACGAGGGCCACCCATACCGGACTGACCGCCCTCCTCATACCAATCAGAGAATCGCGGTTCCTCAGCTTCAAAGCGGGTACCAAGACCACCGGTGAGGGTCTCAGACATCACGTAGGCAACGCCATCTTCCATGCCGTCGTCTACGACGAGCTCGAACTGTTCACCGATGACCGGCTGGCGGCCAATCGGGGTAAAGCGCGGGTCAGCGTGCGCCATATCCCCCACGTACAGTTCAGTGACCTGCTTGTTACGCTTCAGGGCATTAATGGTGCGGCGGTTCGCCCAGATATAGCGACCGGCGTAACCAAAGCGTCGCCCCTCATGGTCGACCGCTCCCGCAAGCAAGTCATCAGCAGCATAGAGGTCATCCATAGCCTTCGCGTCCGCAGTGTTCCACTTCGCCGCGACCGGCAACTCCTCCACCTGGTCGTCAACTGCAGCGAAAGCAGCGAGCGCGTCACGGCCATTCTTGCGGCGAATTTCTGCTGCACGACCAAGCAGCTCACGCTGCACCGCAGCGCCGGAAGTGAAGTTGCGCTGCGAATAGGACACGCGGACACCAATACCAGCAGGCAGCAAGTCAGTATGGCGGCGCTCACCACGGGACGGGTCTCCCACCGGAATTTCCCCAAACTCCGCAATAGTCTGGGCTTCCTCATCCAGGCCAGGCGCGGAATCCAGGTTGTAGCCAACGGTCAGCTTGCCACCCGTGCTAAACGGGTCGAAAATCAGCTCATAGGCCTGTTCGCCTTCCAGCAGCTCGTTGACAGCGCCCTCGATGAGTTCCGAGGAGGTCAGGATGTCCTCGACGGACAGGTACTTCAGGTCATCGAAATACGAGTTGTTAGTGCTCATTAGGGTGTTCCTCCTAGGATTCAGCAGCAGCTGCCACGGCAGGCAGCTGGTTGAGGATGGTCAGGGTCTTACCGTTCTCAGTGTCGCGGACAGCCACGCCCACCTGTACGGAACCAGATGCGGAAGCCTTGCCGTCAGCCGCGGCGAATACCGCAGCGCCAGCCTTAATAGCACCGTCGGTCTCGAGCTTCACCGCAGCAGGGCCATAGTGAACTGCGATGGTTGCGGCACCAGGCTCCTTCGGCTCTACTCGACCCGCCTCGGTTACTGCACCAAAGACAGCGCCGGACGCATCAGCATGCTTAATCTTGCCGTTCTCATCAACAGTGACGAGACGGAACTTTTCAGTGTCGGCCGCAACCTCAAACGAGATAGGGCCGGAACGGAAAGTTGGGTTCGACATTTACTTATTCTCCTTCTTATTCTGACGGTTAGCCGCGGCCTTGGCACGTAGCTTCTCAGCCTTGGTCATGCCGGCAACATCACCGGAATGGCCAAGTTCCTGTACGGGCACAGCCACGTTCTTTGGGAGGTTGCCCCAAATCTTTTCCGCAGCGACCGGGTCAGTCTGGTAAGCGGCGATAGCTGCCGCACGGTGGCCTGCAGAGTATCGGCCTTCACGAATATGACCATCAACTTTGGCTTCGAGCGCTCGGCGCTTGTCCTCTGCGAGCTTTGCGGAGTACTTCGCCCGGTCAGCCATATACTCGTCCCACACAGCACGCGGAACGGTGACCACGTCCGCCGCAGCTTCTCCACTAACCGGGGCAGCGGGGGCATCTCCCTCAGCGCTTTCACCGTCGTTAGTATCCTCCGACAGTGCACGCACCGTCACAGATAGTGGCACCGCTGTATCATTCACCATCACAGTGAACTCAGCGGTCGAGCCAACCTCAGCTCCGGAAGGTGCAGTGACCGTTACCGTGCCACCCTCATCCACGGTGGCCTCGAAACCATCCGCCACATCGCCCATGGTGAACGTGAGCCCTGCGGACTTCGCCAACTCCACCGCGCCAGGGGTCGGCTGCGGTTCAGTCCCCTCCGGGATTACCTCAACCTGCTCATCATCGGCGGTAGTATCACCAATCTTCGCGTCAACGGTGATGCGCTCCGTTGGAACAATCTTCACGTCATCCGGGTAGGTCACATCAACGTCACCGGAAATCTTGACGGTCTCATTAAAAAAGCCGGAGAGTGCGTTCTGCACGTCCTCCGGCTTCTTACCCAACTCCTGGGCAAGCTGATTAAGAATACTCACTGTATCCCCTTTCTGCCCATCACTGGGCGTCGTAGTTGTGTCCCCCGATTCCGACCGGGTGACAGGCGGCGGCGGAGCCGCAGCCCGGTTAGCGAACTTAAATTGAGCACGCATCGCCCCCAGCGACGCCATCGCAGGCTGCTTAGCGTCCTCAATCTCATCCACCAGCCCAGCAGCCAACGCTTCCTCGGCGGTGTACCACGTCTCCGCGGCCATAACCGACAACCAATCGTCGGGAGCACCACCGGCCCGGTCGGCGTAAATCTTCGCCAGCTTCACGTCTTGGCGGGCCAGGTCGGCGCGCATCTTGTCAATATCGTCGGCATTACCGGAAAGCATCGCCCACGCTTTGTGCACCATCACTTCCGCGTTCGGTCGAATCACCACTCGGCCGCCAGCACCAACCGCGATGAATGACGCGGCAGAAGCCGCCAACGACTCAATCACCACAGTGATGTCACCGGCATAAGCACGCAGGGTATTCAAGATGGCGATGCCCTCATAGACATCACCACCGCCAGAATTAATGCGAACTCGCACAGGGGCGCCATCAAACTCGTTGAGCTTTTCCTGGACTTGCTTGGCCGTGTTCTCCCAACCAATATCGCCGTAAATCAACAGGTCATTCATCTACTACCTCCCCGCTGTTATTCTCCCCCGCAGGTTTCTCACCCTCCGGGGTTAGGGTGACGCCCAGCTCTTCTTCCGCGTCACTCAGTGACTTCTTTGCTTTCAACGCCTCAAACAACGACCGGGCCGCAGGGATACGGAACGTCGACCGCACCCACTGCTCAAGGTTCGGCTCCTTCGTCAACACACCCTGAGCCGCAAGCTGTGACACATCGCCCGGTGTGAGGTCCTTCTGGACCTGAATGCGCGTTGAGGTAATCAGCGGCACCGGCCCGTCATAGTAAGGGAATGCGACCCGAACCAAGTCCTCGACAATATGCTGCGACGCTATATCAGAAACCCATTCTGAAATGGACTGCAAGCCCTGGATAAACTCACCCAACTGAACGTTTGCCAATGCGTAAGAACCGCCCGCTCCCGTCAAGTTAAGGTGAGTCGCGTTGCATGCAATCGCAATCTGCGAAGCGTGATACTGCATCGCTTTTTCAATATCCGGCAACGTGCCAGAAACACCCTCTACAGGCATCTTCGCCCCAGGCGGCAGAGAATACGCAGTAACCTCACCTGCAGCGTAAGACTCCGCTAGCTCCTGGCCACGATTTAACTCCTCTTGAACCTGCGACCGGTCCGTAAGCTCAGATGCCTGATACTTCGGTATGCCCATGCCATTGCGCTGCATCACCAGAGAATTAAGCTTCTCCATCTTCATCAGCTCAAGCCAATTATCCCGCGCCGGGGCAAACACACTCGAGCCCTGCCACGTATCATCACGCCGCCCATGCCGGTACGCCACCAGGCGCTCCACAGGGATGAAGACATCTTTGCTACCCTTCACCCCACGCTGTGTGATACCCACCAGACCACCATCAGAAGCGACGTGGATTTTACGGATGGATATATTCGGGCGCGGTGCCAGTTTCCGCAAATGGTGACGCCCATCATCGCCTAGTTCGTAGACCTGCTCGAAGAAAGCGACACCCGTGAACACGGCTTCCAGGGCCATCTTCAAATGCTCATCCCAGGAGACACGACCAGTACGGCGAGCCACCTGTCCATCTTCGCCTTTAACCGGCAAACGCAAGTCAGTCGACACCAGCTCGACTACCTCTGCAGGCGCACCATTAGGCTCAACAGACCAAGCAGCCTGCTCAATCGGCTTACGAATAGCGTTCTCAACCTGCGCAACCTTCGCCGTAGAACGCATCTCCATAAACTCCGCCTGCTGTGTCGCCCACGACACCGCATCCGGCCGGCCAACACGCGGAGACCACGCCGGCGACGACGCATGCCCAATCTCGCGAACCATCATATTGTCAGCCAACGAGCGCACCTCCCATCAACTTCTTTCTCGAAAACACCGGGAATGTACCCACGGGGTTCTTCTTCTCAACCTCGACTTGCTTGTACGGCACCTGGAACTCCGCGATGAACTTGTTCAGAGCCCACAACGCGAACGTGCCAGCAACAAGCACCGATACATCACCGGAAAAACGCTCGATCGACGGATAGCGACCGCCACCATCACGCACTGTTGCAACGCGCAACGCGCCTACCCATTCCTGCGCACCATCATGCGTGAGACGCCCATCAGCGACGGCTTGCTTCAACTCACGCAAAGCACCCGCGACCATTCCACCGTTCAACAACACAGGCTCAATTCCTGCCGCCTGCAAATGCGGCACAAGAACACCAGCCGGCGAATCCTTATCCAGAACAACCGCCGCAGGGTCATCATTCTCCACCACAAAACGACGGATGGTCTCAACGGTGGACTCGACTTCGAACGCCTTATCACCATTCCTCTGCTCGAGGTGTACGCCCCGCGAAGTCTGCCCAGCAGACACAAAGGTCACCGACTCCGAATCCGGCGACACCTCTACCGCAAGCACACACTCACCAACGGCAACACGGCGTTCCACTGCCAACGACCCCCAACGCTCAAACGGAACAATCGGCTCGAAATCATCACCAAGCTCATCGACCCACTGACACAGGTGCTCAGTACGAAACGCCGCCTCCGACTTCGACTCACGGAAACCCGCCAACGTCGCCATCGTGATACGCCCATTGCCAAGGTCCGGATTCGCCTGCTTCCACCCCTCAACATCATCAATATCCGCCGACGGGTCAGCAGACCACTCAAACAACCCCATACGAGTATCACGCCACGCGCCCTCATCAAGCGGACGCTTCGCCATATTGCGATAATCACGCAACACGACCGAATGGCCTACGCCAGCATTCGACGTAATAACAATCAACCCATTGTCCGGCACCGCAGTGGTAGCTTCCAACGAGTTCACACCCGTGAAGTCTTTTTGAGTACGCAGCTCATCAATGTAGAGCAAATCCACCGTGTCACCACGGCCAGCATTCTCATCAATCCCCACCGGGCGATACCGCTGCCGCTTACCCTTAGTCCACATAGCCTGCGCACCCTTAGAATGGTCAACGCGGCCTAGAATCCTACGCAGCTTCGGGTGACGCTCAATCTCAAGCAGAATCTCATTCCACAAATCAATCGACTTATTCAGCGTCTGCGCCGCAGCCATAACTTCCGGCATACGCTTGCGGAAAATAGCCCACTTAATGAGCTTCTTTACCCAATCCGTCTTACCATTCTGACGCGAAATCAAAATCAAAGTCTTGGTAAACCGCAAACGCCCATTCGGAATCGGACGACCACCACGAACCTCCGGCGAAGCGTACAAACGCTCCACCTTCACAATCTCCGCTGCCGGATCATCCTCCAACATGGCGAACTCGAGAGCCTTCTCTTTCGTCAACACCTCAAGCGCATGCATAGACAACCACTCCTGATAGTCAGAAAGCGGCTCGTCCAAAATCTCATCGCAAAACCACGCCATATCGTGGCCCCACGACGCCCCCGGCTCATCAAGGTCACGCAGTGGCGGGGTAAACACCCGCGGCAAAGTCAAAGCCACGACCACTCACCCCTACCTACTAAAACTCGTCATCCTCCTGGACATCATCATTCAAGCCCAGCTTCTGCTTCCCCTCCGGATTAAGCCCCAAACCAGTCAAAACCTTATTCAAAGTAGGCATTGGCCCGAAAGAAGTCTTAGAAATAGCGTCCGGGTCACCCGATTCACGCGCCTCATCAATAATCGTCGCCAAATGCAACGCCAAATCAACCGAAGCCTGGTCAGACTCCACCAAATGATCCGCAGACTCAACCGCCTCAACGACCGAATCAACCATCGAGCGCAGCCCATCATTCTCAAAATCCATCAACATGCCTCCCTATACGCGCACGACCCCCCATTTTTCACCCGAGAGAGAATCCACCGCCCCGTCCGCATGCAGTCAGGGATTCTCT